TAACGGTGGTTCAGGTTACTCTGGTGCTGCTCCTACTGTAACAATTACTTCAACTGGTGGTGGTTCAGGTGCTACTTTCACTGTTGCTACTTCTGGTGGCGTTGTTACTGGTATTACTGTTACCTCTGGCGGTACTGGTTATAAAGGTACTGTTACTGCTACTCTATCAGGTGGCACAGGTACTGGTGCTTCTGCTGGTGCTGTTACTGTTGGCAGTTCATCAATTTCTGCATTAACTGTTACAAATCCAGGTACTGGTTACTCTGTTGCTCCAACAGTTACTGTTGCTGCTCCTCCATCTGGTACTACTGCCACTGCAACTGCTTCTGTTGCTACTGGTGGTCTAAAGATTGTTAACGGTGAAACATACACTAACAACTACATCAACGGTCTTGGTGTTGTTGGTCAATGGGCTGCAAAATATCCAGGTTCTATCGGTAACTCAATCAAAGTAGCATACGCTGATTCTAAGTCATTCGCTGGCTGGACTTATGCAGCTGAGTTTGATGGTACTCCAGGAACTTCTCCATACGCTGCAAGCGTTGGTGGTTCAAATGACGAACTACACGTTATCGTTATCGACGAAGACGGTCTAATCACTGGTACTAAGAATGCAGTTCTAGAAAAGTTTGCGTACCTATCAAAAGCATCTGACGGTAAGCGTTCAGACGGTACTAACAACTACTACAAAAACGTAATCAACGGTCGTTCAGAATACATCTGGTGGATGGACAACCCAACTCTATCTGACCTATCTACTAACTGGGCTGCATCAACTGCTGTTACTGTTGGTCAAGTTCTACGTGACGGTTCAGATTACTACGTTGTTACTGCTGTTACTAGCGCATCTGCTCACTCTACTGGTTTAACTGCCCCATCACACACTGATGGTTCTGCACTAAACGGTGATGTTACTCTAACTTACGCAACAGATACTAACTGGGGTACTGCAGCTGCAAACACTGCTTTCTCTAGTGCAGGTCATGCAAGTTCTATCTCCCTAACTGGTGGTACTGATGTTCTAACTGCTACTGACGGTCAAAAGAAAGCTGCTTTCGCTCTATTCGCTAATGCAGAACTATATGACATCAGTCTAGTTATGGCTGGTAAGGCATCTTCTGATGTTGCTAGCTACATTATCCAAAACATCTGCGAACCAGCACAAGGTGTTAACAATGGTCGTGGTGACTGCGTTGCTTTCATCTCTCCAGAAAACACTCAATCTGGTGATGTTATCATCGGTTCTGATTCTGAGCAAATCGCTCTAATCAACGACTACCGTAACATTCTACCATCATCAAGCTACGGTGTTCTAGACTCTGGTTTCAAATACCAGTATGACCGTTACAACGATAAATACCGTTATGTTCCACTAAACGGTGACGTTGCTGGTCTATGCGCACGTACTGACTACACTAACGATCCATGGTGGTCTCCAGGTGGTCTAAACCGTGGACAAATCAAGAACGTAGTTCGTCTAGCGGTTAACCCAAACAAGACACAACGTGATCTACTATACAAGAACGGTGTAAACCCTGTTGTTACTTTCCCAGGAGAAGGTACTGTTCTATTCGGCGATAAGACTCTATTGGCTAAGCCAAGCGCATTTGATCGTATCAACGTGCGTCGTCTATTCATCGTACTAGAAAAAGCAATTTCTACTGCTGCTAAGTATCAACTATTCGAATTCAACGATGGTTTCACTCGTGCTCAGTTCAAGAACTTGGTCGAGCCATTCCTACGTGACGTTCAAGGTCGCCGTGGTATTACTGACTTCGTTGTTAAGTGCGATGGTTCTAACAACACTGGTGAAGTTATCGATCGTAACGAATTCGTTGCCGATATCTTCGTTAAGCCAAATCGTTCTATCAACTTTATCACTCTGTCTTTCGTTGCTGCTCGCTCTGGTATTAACTTCAGCGAAGTCGGTGCGTAATCACGGATAAATAATAGAACAAGGAGATAAAAAATGGCAAATATTGCTGATTTTAAAGCACAAATGATTGGGGGCGGTGCTCGCCCTAATCAGTTCCGTGTTGAACTGACATTCCCATCATACGTCACTCTAGGCACAGTAGCTGGTCAACGTGCGCAGTTCCTATGTAAGGCTGCACAACTACCAGCTTCCACTATCGAGAACCTTCCAGTTCTTTATCGTGGTCGCCCAGTGAACTTTGCTGGTGAGCGTTCATTCCAACCATGGACTGTAACTGTTTACAACGATACTACTTTCGGTATCCGTAATGCACTAGAACAATGGCAATCTGGTATCCAGAACTACAATACTACTAATGGTCGTACTAATCCTACTGACTACCAAGTAGACTTGCAAGTTCACCAGCTAGATCGTAACGGTGGCATCATCAAGACTTACAAGTTCGTTGATGCTTACCCAACTGCGATCTCTGCAATTGGTCTAGACTACGAGCAACAAAACGCTATCGAACAATTCGATATTGAATTTACATACAACTTCTTTACTTCAAATACTGGCGCAACTTCTGGCTTCGGTGTCAATGTTTCTATCGACACTCCAGTTGGCAGTTTCCCACTATAATTTTAACTGAAGGTTAATACATAATGCAATTATTTGGGTTCGAAATCAAGCGTAAACAGGAGGCGCAACTACCTAGCGTAGTGCCTCCTTCTGCGCAAGAGACAAGTGCCACCGTAGTAAACACTGGCGTAAATGCTGGTGGGTACTACGGCATGGTCATGGATCTTGAAGGTATCATTAAAAACGAAAACGACCTTATTCGTCGTTATCGTGAAGTAGCACAATATTCAGATTGTGATGCAGCTATTGAAGACATCATCAATGAAGCTATCGTTGCTGATGAAGAACATCGTTCGGTTGAGATTGTACTAGATGATGTAGAAATTTCTGAACCGATCAAAAAGAAAATTCGTGAAGAATTTGATAACGTCTGCGACATCTTAAAGTTTGACGAAAGAGCGCATGAAATTTTCCGTTCATGGTATGTTGATGGAAGATTATACTATCAAATCCTTATTGATGAAAATAGAATCAAAGAAGGTATTCAAGAACTTCGTTTCATCGACCCACGAAAAATTCGTCGTATTAAAAACATCCGTAAGGAAAAGACACCACAAGGTGTTGAAGTTGTTAAACAGATTGAAGAATATTATCTGTACAACGACAAGGGTATTACTGAGCAAACTACACACGGTGTTAAACTAGCACTAGACTCAGTTGTTTATTGCCCATCTGGTTTCAACGATCCAAATACTGGTATGGCTATGTCCTACCTACACAAAGCGATCAAACCAGTTAACCAACTAAAGATGATCGAGGACTCCCTTGTCATCTATCGTATTTCCCGTGCACCAGAACGTAGAATTTTCTACATTGACGTAGGTAACTTACCTAAGCTAAAAGCTGAACAGTACGTTTCCGATATCATGAACAAGTTCCGTAACAAGATTGTTTATGATGCAACTACTGGTGAAACACGTGACGATCGTCGTCATCTATCAATGATGGAAGACTTCTGGATGCCACGCCGTGAAGGTGGTAAAGGTACAGAAATTACTACTCTTCCAGGTGGTCAGAATCTAGGCGAGATCGAAGATATCGAATACTTCCAGAACAAACTATATCACGCTCTTAACGTACCAGTTAGCCGTATGCAATCGCAGTCTGGCTTCTCAATTGGTCGTTCACAAGAGATTAACCGTGATGAAATCAAATTCAATAAGTTCATCGTTCGACTACGTAAGAAGTTCTCCGTTCTATTCAGCAACGCACTACGTGTTCAACTAATCGCTAAGGGTATTATCACTCCAGATGATTGGGAAGATATCCGTGCAGCGATCCGTTACGATTATATCGAAGATAACCACTACGCTGAATTGCGTGATGCTGAACTTCTACAAACACGTTTAGGTTTACTACAACTCGTTGATCCATACATTGGTAAGTTCTACTCAATGGAATGGGCTAAGAAGAATGTCCTACGTATGGACAATGCTGAAATTAGCGAGATTGAGAAACA